CATGAGCGCCTCCGGCGCTAGTCCCCAGAGGAGGGGCTGGGAGATGTCGATGCGTCCGACGGCCCACTCGGCGAGGACGCGCTCGCCGTCACTCCCAAAGGGGCGAGCACCGCCTCGCCGTACAGGTCCGCCGCGGCGTTCGCGATGACCATCGCGGGGCCGTTCCAGGCGAGTCGGGAGACGTTCGCGGGTGTGGCCGGCACGGCCGCCCCTGCCTCGTCGAGGAACGTCCAGCGGACGATCCCCGCGAGGAGGTAGGCCTTCGAGAGGCGCGCCACCATCGGCTCGTCGCTCTCCTGGGTCATCGCCGCGATGACCTGGAGGCCGCCCGCGTAGTCGAGCTCCGCGCGAAGCCACACGGTGTCCCCGTCGGGATGGGGCTTGCCCGGGCATAGGCAGTCCCCCATCGCGACCGGGAGCGGCTCCTTCTCGGTGACGAACCAGCCCGTCACGCGAGCGTCGGCCGGTTGTTCACGACGTAGGAGCGGAGCGCGTAGCCCAGCCCGGCGTCGTACCTACCGCGACAGACGAGGGTGACGACCGAGTTCCCTCCGACCGCCTCGTCCGTGCGGGTGATCCAGTTCCCCGAGAGCCGGAGGTCCCAGGAGTAGGGGATGGCCCCGGAGATGATCGAGGGCGAGGTGACCTCGACCTTGAGGTAGCGGTTCGTCGGGTCGGCCGAGAGCCACTTCGCCGCCTCGCTCGCGATGCCCACGGTCTGGGCGGTCTTCGCGAAGGTGAAGGAGGCCGTGATCTCGCGGCTCGTCACGCCGTATCCCGCGATCGCGAAGCGGCTGTTCGAACCGTTGGCGAAGCGCTTCTGGTCGATGCTGTTCGTGATCGTGATGCTCGCCCGATGGAGGGCGTCGGAAATCTGCGTGCTGCCGATGCCGGCGGACGTCGAGTCGATGTAGAGCTTCGTGTCGGCACCGAAGACGAGCGGCAGGTTGCTGCCCACCGCGAGGCCCGCGGTCGGGGCCACCCCGCCGTCGACGTACCCGTAGCGCCAGGAGCCGGTGAAGGTCCACGGGCCGAGGGTCTCGTCGAAGCCGAGCTCGATCGACTCGAGGATGCCGTCGCGCGCCTTGTAGCCGTCGGAGGTGACGTCGTCGCCCCACTCGGTCGTGAACTCGTCGAGGGTCGTCGCGGTGAGCGAGACCGCCTGGTGCGTCCACTGGTAGGTCGAGGACGCGGTGACCGCCGTCTGGCCGCCCCGGACGCCCGCCGCCATGATCAGCGGGATGTCGTCGTAGGTAAGCGGGCCGGTGAGGCTCGCGGTGATGTCCGTGCCGAGCCGGTAGTCCGCGAGGACTGGGTCGATGCTCCCGACGTCGACGTCCGCCTGCTGCGTCCAGTTCGGGTTGACGTCGAGGACGCCCTGCCAGCCGACCGCGCGGGTCGGGGTGACGGCGGTCCCGTGGGCCGACTGCTTGCCGTAGTTCCACTTGCGGAACCGGGTGAAGCCCTGGATGGGCATCTGGAACCTCCTGCCCTATCGGGCTTCGCCGGTGACTTACCGGCCTTCGCTGAAGTAGAAGCGTCCGACCGTGACGATCCATGCCGGGAACGTCTGGCCGTTTCCATTATCGACGACGCCGCTACGGACCCGGACCGGCTCGCCGACCGTGTTCGCCCCGGCGAAGTGAGGGGTATCGGAGAAGGCGTCGATGACCGCCTCGACGAGAGTATCGGCGTCGGCCTGCGACTCCTCGTTGTCGAAGCCGCCGGCCACGACGTAGATGTCGACCTCTCCGCCGTCCCACTGCCGGACCCCGGCGGTATGGAGGAGCTGCGTCCTGATCTCATCCACGAAGGCGCAGGGCAGGGCACCCAGCCCGGCGGGGCGGGCGGAGTAGGTCTGCTCCAGCCCGGCCACCGTGTCGAGGACCGCCTTAGCCCCGTTGCGGATGTCGCGGATGACGCTCACGATGCTTCGTTCCAGACCTTGACGACCGCGGGCGCGAGGCCGACGTTCCTGGCCGCCTCGCTCGCAGCCGGGTAGAGGAATGGCGTCGCGCGGCGACCCTTGACCGACTTGCGGAACTGGAAGCCGCCGCCCGCGCGCTGCTGCGCCGAGGTGAGGTTGCCGGAGAGCCGGGTCTGGGCGCCGATGGCGGGGAAGCGAAGGGCCTTCGCGCGGACGGGGACGATCGGGCGGCGCTTCGGGCCGTAGATGCCGGTGCCGAACTCGACGTACTGCGCGTAACCGACGCGGCCGTTCGTGGACCCGGCGACGACGCGCAGGCTCTGGTCGTCGGCGCTCACCTCGTCGACGCGGATCGTGCGGTCGAGATTGCCAGTCTTCCTCGGGACCTTCTTCTTGGCGAGGGAGACGACCTCCTGCCCGAGCATCATCAGCACGGCGCGGCTCGCCGTCCCGTTCTGGAGGGCGATGAGCTTGTCCTGGAGGTCCTTGGAGCCTTCGAGGCCGGCCATCAGAAGACCGACACCATCTGCTCGCCGACCCGGTAGGTGGCAAGGATGGCGTCGAGCTCGGGCGGGTATCGGTCGTAGGCGAAGACCGTGCCGTCCGGCTGCTGGACGGCGTTGCCCAGGAGCGCGTCCGCCCGCTTCGTCATCCACGCGGCGACCGCCTTCGTGGCATGCATCACGTCGTATGGGACGTCCGCCCAGCCCCACTCCGTCGAGGTGATGACGAGGTCGTTCGGGAGGCTCGTCGTCTCGTACGCGGTGTCCATGTCCAGCCCGCGGTCCCACCAGTCGGGGACCGAGAGGTACCACTTCGCGCGGTTGCGGCCGAAGGCGCGGAACTGGATCGAGGTGTAGATGGTCGGGAAGCCGGCGTCCTGGATGAGCCAGTAGGTCTCATCCGCCGTGAGGTTCGTGCCGTTGAGGGTCACGGTCTGAACGGAGCGCAGATCAGGGATCGCCAGCTGCGCCCGACCCTCGGTGGTGAACTTGCGCGTAGCCGACCCTGCCGTGAAGAGCCGACCGGTGCGCTGTTCGATGAGCTGCTGGGCAGCGAGGATGTTCGACCCGATCGCAGCATCGGAGTAGCGCCCCGTCGACGAGTCGAGGTTGGCGAAGGTCCGGACCTGCGCAGGGGTGACCCAGTAGCTCACGCTTCCATGATAGCGCCCACGAGAAAGCCCCCGGCCGCTGGGCCGGGGGCCGTCTCACCCGTGACCGGCTGAGTCTACTCCATCAGGAGAAGTGAGGGCAGTCGCTGTTGATGCGATGGTCGCACGCCTGGTACTTGCGGATGACGCGCTCGGCGGTGTAGTAGTGCCAGCAATCCGGGTCGTCCGAGAAGTGGCCGCAGAGCTTGCTCGGCTTGATGGCCTCGGCCAGACCCTCGATGGTCTGGTTGATGGCCGAGATGCGGTCGAGCGTGGTTGGGAACTCGTCCAGGCCCACCTTGTCGATGTTGTCGACGAGCGCGTACTTCTCTGCACCGAGGTCGAGGATCTGCTGCTTCATGCTCGCGATGCCCATCTCTCTCTCCTTCTCTGTCGGCTGTCTGCCGTGAGAGGAGTATTGCACGCCAGCGCGCAGACTGTCAAGCGTGTTTCCGCATCGTCTCCTCGACGATCCGCGCCGCCTCGTCCCAGGTGAAGGTGCTGCGGACGTGGCGGCTCCCTTCCTCGCCCATCGCCCGCGCCCGGGCCGGGTGGTCGAGGAGCCATGCGACGCGCTCGCCCAGCGCCGCCTCGTCTGGCCATGCCCACTTGTGGTCGTACTCGTTGTCGTAGGTCGCCGCGACCGGGACGACGAAGCCGCCGGGGCCGATGACCTCGGGGACGGCGGAGTAGTCCATGCCCACGGCCGGCACGCCGCAGGCGAGCGCCTCCGCGATGCACAGGCCGAAGCCCTCCGCCGACGTCGTCGCGAAGACATCCGCGGCGTTGTAGAGGGCATTGAGGACGGAGCGCGGGAGGCCGGGGCGGTCGGTGATGATCACGCGCTGCGAGGCCGGGCCGGACATCTTCGAGACGCTGTCGGGGAGGAAGCCGCCCTGGTCGAAGGCGCGGGCGTGGATGACGAGGCGGGCGTTCTCGCGCTCGGAGAGGACCGGGTCGAGCGCCCGGAGGAGCGAGCCGTACCGCTTGCGGGGCATGTTCCGGTCGGTGCGCAGGACGATGCGCCACGACGGGTCGAAGTTGAAGAACCGCTTGCAGGCTTCCTTGCTGCGGAGCTCGACGGTCGGAGCGTCCGCCTTGTCCGCGAGGGGGACGGTGATGGGCCGCGACGCGCTCACCGGGTAGAAGGCCTCGGGGTCGACCCCGTGGTAGGCGAGCGGTGGCCGGCGCCCGGTCACCTTCTCGATCTCGTCCTGCCCGAAGCGGCTCATCGCGATCGGCTTCGCTTCGTTCCACAGAGCGCCCCAGAGCGGCGGGAGGTCGACGCCCTCGATGGGGACGTAGTGGTAGACCGGTACCTTGCGGAGCTCGGTAGCGAAGCGGGAGAAGAGGAGCCGGGCGGCGGCGAAGTCCGAGAGCATGAGGACGGCGTCCGGCTTCCAGTCCCCGAAGGCCGTGCCGTTGACGAGGAGGTGGCCCTCC